TGCGTGTCTTTGATGCTGGTACGACTACGGAACTAGCAGGTGTCGAAAACTCAGGCACCAGCTTCACCGCCAACATCAGCGCCAACAGCGTTGACATCGTTATTCATAGCCTAGGCTTTGAATACCAAAAGATTGATGGTGCTGATACGTCCAGTAACCTGACCCTACCGATCCAGCAACGGGTCGATAGAAATTATAGTAATCCCTAAACATGGCAGATGCAACTTTTGATGGCGCTAACTTGCACATCACTATTCCAACTACGGGAGTGTTTGATGCAGAGCGAGACTTATACAGTGCATGGAAGCGTTGGATTACCTTGAGTGATAATGCAAAATACCCCGCTGCTTTTGACACTGTTGGTGGTGACAACGTAGGTGGTGGCCAAGAAGTTGCCCCTTACTTCTTTTGTAGGAATGATCTTGGGTGGAGAATCAAGATGCCACAACAAGATGGTAGTATAGATATTATAGGTAACATCTTTCCACGTGATCCTGCTGTTGATTTGTATGAACAAGCAGCTGGGTTTGACGCATTCTTGAAAGTAGAAGTGTCAACCCGTGCTGTTGTTGTTACAGATACGTCACAGCTCAAGGCAATCAAACAAATCCAAGACAATACAAATAAAATTAAAACAACTACTCAAACAATTTTAGGAGAACTTTAACCATGGCACATAAAGGCAAAGGCTCTTGCGGTAGCAAGGGAGGCAAGAAAGGTGGCTACAAAAAGTAGTACTAAAAGTGTAAGTTTAAAAATCGGTACACATAAGTCACGTTCTGGTGGATTGACTGCTGCTGGTCGCCGTAAATACAATCGTGCAACAGGTTCAAATTTAAAGGCACCACAACCAGAAGGTGGTCCTAGGAAGCGGTCTTTTTGTGCACGTATGAAAGGTGTCAAAGGACCGATGAAAAAGAACGGTAAGCCAACCCGCAAAGCTTTGGCACTTCGTAAATGGAAATGTTAACTATGGCTAAACCTGGACTCTATGCAAACATCCACGCTAAGCGCAAGAGGATTGCTGCTGGTAGTGGTGAGAAGATGAGAAAGCCTGGTGCTAAAGGTGCACCTACTGCATCAAATTTTAAGCGAGCTGCAAAGACCGCTAAGAAGAAGTAATTATTGCGTACGTTCATCCCATTGGGACGCATGTTGTCTAGTCATGGAACGGGGACTAGATTCTTTTATTTTTACAATGACTGATTTAGAAGTACGCGCTATTATCAACGCAGTTAAAAAGCAAGACCGTAAAGAAAAAGAAGTAGCACTTTGCTATCGAGGTACTGCTTACAAGAAATATATTCTTACTGTTCCTAATTAATTAAATAGTAGGAGAAGCACCTCAGAGTCGGACTTCTCCTGCATTTGGCACCGAGCCCGTTACGACGGATACCTTGGCTGCCGTCTAGACGGTGGGACAGACCACATATTTCAAAGCTTTGGAAAGACTGTAATTAACACATCATTTATTTAATACAATGGCACAACAAACTAATAGTTTGACTACTAGCCTTACACGGCAGGGTCAACTTAACAGCACGGGTGACGCCCGCGCTCTTTATCTCAAGCTGTTTAGCGGTGAGATGTTCAAAGGATTCCAGAACAACACGATTGCTCGTGATCTGGTTATGAAGCGTGTTCTGAAGAGCGGCAAGTCTCTGCAGTTCATCTACACTGGCCGTACAAAGGCTGAGTACCACACTCCTGGTAACGCCATCCTTGGCAACGATGATGGTGCACCGCCTGTGGCTGAGAAGACCATCACCTGTGATGACCTTCTGATCTCCAGTGCATTCGTCTATGAGCTGGACGAAGTACTGTCTCATTACGATCTGCGTAGCGAGATCTCCCGTAAGATCGGTTATGCACTGGCTGAGAAGTATGACCGCCTGATCTTCCGCGCTATTGCGAAAGGTGCACGTCAAGCTTCTCCTATCACTAAGGCTGGCTTCGTTGAGCCCGGCGGTACACAGATCCAAGTTGGTTCTGGTACTGGTGCTTTGTCTGACGCCTATGATTCCGCCAAGCTGGTTGCAGCCTTCTATGACGCTGCCGCTGCTCTGGATGAAAAAGGTGTGTCCCAAGAGGGACGTTGTGGTGTTCTGAACCCACGTCAGTACAACGCACTGATTCAAGAGGTTGGTTCTAACGGTCTTGTTAACCGCGACGAGCAAGGTACTGCTCTGCAAGGCGGTAACGGCGTTGTAGAGATCGCTGGTATCAAGATCTACAAGTCCATGAACATCCCATTCATGGGTAACTACGGCGTCAAGTACGGCGTAGCTGGCGGTCCTGCTGACCCCGGTAACACTGGTTCCTTCATTGGTTCTGACAGTGAGCTGGAAGATGGTGGCGGTGTGACCGGCATGAACAACAACTATGGTGAGCAAGCTGCCTTCGATACCACCTGTGGTCTCATCTTCCAACGTGAAGCTGCTGGTGTTGTTGAAGCTATTGGTCCTCAAGTGCAAGTCACCAGTGGTGACATCTCCGTGGTTTACCAAGGTGATGTGATGCTGGGTCGTCTGGCAATGGGTGCTGACTTCCTCAACCCTGCCTGTGCAGTTGAGCTGTATGCAACTGATACTGCTCCTTCTGCTTTCGGTACTACATACCCTGGCAACGCTTCCTGATTTTAATTACTGGGGACTCTTCGGAGTCCCTTTTTTTTACCTATACATAATCTTATGGCACTTCCAACTTCACCTACTGCTGCACAACTAGAAGCAGTAAATGAACTTCTCATGTCAGTAGGTCAGGCACCTGTTACTCAATTAGAAGCTACTAACCCGGACGTTGCGCTTGCTTTTGAAACGTTGACCCAAGTGTCACGTGAGGTACAGGCACAAGGTTGGACGTTTAATAAAGAGTATAATCTTAAGTCATTTGTACCTGACGCTATTACGAAGAAGATTGCAATTCCTGATGATGTTATTCAGATTGACCTAAGTGACAATTCAGCTAATGCATCATTTGATGCTGTACGTCGTAATGGCTTCCTGTATGACCGTCATAATCATACCTATGAATGGTCTTCTACACCTGAAGTAGATGTAGTTTATTTCTTTGATTGGGGCGATCTACCACGTCCTATTCGTGACTACATTGTTGCTAAAGGAGCTGTTGTATTTAGCAGCCGTATTGTTGGTGACACATCTCAATATCAACTTCTATTCCAACGTGAGCAATCAGCACAAGCTAATGCTATGGAATATGAATGTAATCAAGGTGATTATACATTCTTTGGTCATCCTGACTCTGGTAACTACTACAAAGGCTATCAACCGTTTAACGCATTACTTCGTCGCTAATGGCAAACATCTCTCAACAAATACCTGATTACCTGGGTGGTGTTTCAACACAACCTGATGATCAAAAAGCAGTCAATCAGGTTAAAGAAATCATCAATGGATACCCTGACCCTACTGTTGGTTTAATTAAAAGACCTGGATTTAAATGGGTTGCTAATATTGTTAATGATTCATCATATGATAATGCTCATTGGTTTTACTTCCGCTACTCAGATACTGAGCAGTATGTAGGAGCTATTATCAATCAAGCAGTTAAGATGTGGAACATCAACACTGGTGTGGAAGCTACGTTAACAAATAATACGTCACAATCATACCTAGCTGTCACCGGTAATGCTCATAACCAGTTCCATGTAATCAGTATTCAAGATGAGATTATTGTTGTCAATAGAACAAAAGTAACTGCCATGGGTGCAGCCGAAACGGGCACACTTACTGGTACTGTTGCTAGTGTTGCTGACTTACCAGAGGCTTCTGCTAGTAATACTCAGGTCTATAAGGTTGCTAATACTGGTGCTGCTGAAGATGACTACTATGTTATTTCTGATGGTACTACTTGGAATGAAACATACAAACCAGACATCTCTATTAATTTAGATGCAACCACCATGCCGCATAAGATTGAGCGGACTGGTGTTGGTCAGTTTACCTTTGGTGCTAATACCTGGAAGCCACGTGCTACAGGTGATCTAACTACTAACCCTAATCCTAGTTTTATTGGTAAGAAGATTTCGTTCTTATTCTTTGCTAATAACAGGCTTGGGTTCTTGTCTAATGATAATGCTATTTTAGGTGTACCAAACGATACCTATAACTTCTTTTCTGTATCTGCTCAAGTCCAGACTGCTGCAGATCCAGTTGACCTGAAGTGTTCTAGTCAGCGACCTGTTGTGTTAACAGCAGCTATTCCTGTGT